GCTGAGTATGCAGCCACATCAAGAGCAAAGCGAGCAGGCAAGGCTTCAGGCAAGCAGCATGTGGCTCAACCTAAAAAAATTGCAAAGAAAACGAAACGACACAGAAGTGTAGTTACATAGGAACTTATCATGGCAGTAGTAACACCAGACCTACCAGAATTATTTGAAGAAGCTTATGAACGGGCAGGTCTTGAAATGCGTTCAGGCTATGATCTCAAAACGGCTCGTAGGAGCCTTAACATTTTAACATTGGAGTGGCAAAACCGTGGGCTTAATCTCTTCACTATTGAATCTAATACTCTATCCATTACGGCAGGTACTGCGACTTATACGCTACCTTCGGACACGATTGACATCCTCGAACACCAAATCCGAACAGGTACAGGTACAAATCAAACAGACACTTCGCTCGAAAGGGTCAGTGTCGCAACCTACGCGCAGCAAACAAACAAAAACACGCAAGGTAGGCCGACCCAAATCTACGTCCAAAGGCTCCCAACGGAAGTCAAAGTAACTTTATGGCCCGTTCCAAATGCAACAACCACATACACGTTGTCGTATTACAGATTAAAGGGCATTGATGGTTTATCTTCTGGCATTGGTGGGAATGTTTCTTCTGTTCCACCACGCTTTGTTCCTGCATTAGTATCTGGTTTGGCATATTATATAGCTATGAAAAAGCCTGATGTAGCAGCAAGAGCGCCTGCTTTAAAACAAGAATATGAGTTTCAATTTCAACTAGCATCTGGCGAAGATGAGGAAACAGCATCAATTAAGTTTGTTCCTTTTGATACCTTTATGGCGGGTGGTTAATGAGCTACGCAAAAAGTAAATATGCATTTGGTTTCTGTGACAAGACAGGGTTTCGATATCCGTTGAAAGACCTTACCTATGAATACAACAACGGTATTAAGACTGGATTTTTGGTTGGTAAAGATGTTTCTGATCCTGATCAACCTCAAAATTTTCTTGGTAGATTAAAAATATCTGATCCACAATCATTGCGTAACCCTAGACCTGATAACTCTCAAAAAGAAAGTAGATCTTTATTTGGATGGAATCCTATTGGAAATTCTGCTCAATACATGATAGGTTCTGTGGGAAAAGTAACTGTTAACACAACATAGGAGATTAAAATGCCTCAAGGAATTGGAACATATGGTAGCAAGGTTGGTAGACCACCTAAAAAGAAGATGGGCGGTGGTATGATGAAAAAGAAGCCTGTTGCAATGAAAGGTGGCGGTGGCCTCAAAAGTATCCCAACTAACAATCCTGGGATGAAAAAATTACCAACGGAAGTAAGAAACAATATGGGCTTTAAGGCTTATGGCGGTAAAATGAAGAAGATGCGTATGGGCGGTAAGTGTCGTGGAATGGGTGCTGCTACTAAAGGTGGCAATTATAAAATGGGATAAGTTCAAATGAACTATTCAGAGTTAACGCAGGCGATTAAAGATTATACTGATAATTACGAAACAACTTTCGTTAACAATATTCCTGTTTTTGTTAGACAGACAGAAGAATCTATAAATAGAACAGTTCTTGTACCTGAGCTACGGAAAAATGCCACAACAACTTGTGATGCAAATAATAGATTTATATCAAGGCCATCTGATTTTTTAGCTCCTTTTTCTTTTGCTGTAATAGATACAAATGGAGACTATAAATATCTTTTGCCAAAAGACGTAAATTTTATAAGAGAAGCATACCCTAATCGCTCTACATCGGAACTTCCAAAGTACTATGCTGAGTTTGATGGGGATATAGAATCAGATAACTCTTCTGGTCATTTTTTATTAGGGCCAACGCCAAATTCTGCTTATGAAGTTCAATTGCACTATTATTTTGATCCACCCTCAATCGTAGATTCTAATACATCTTGGCTTGGAGATAATGCTGAAGAAACTCTTTTATACGGAAGTCTCGTTCAAGCTTATATATTTATGAAAGGCGAGCCAGATGTGATGCAGCAATATCAACAAAAGTTTGACTCTGCGTTAAAAAAATTAATGGTTCTTGGCGAAGGAAGGCTAAAAAGAGATGATTATAGAAATGATCAACCCCGCATGGAAATGTAATGTTTGAATCTAAGATTAATATTCCAAAAGATCAGCCGATTGTTGGTGTAAAAATAGCCAACAATAGAGGATTTACACCTGAAGAAGTTGCTGAAACTTGTGTTGATAAAATTATGTCTGTGTCTGACACAGCGCCCCCTGCCATTCGTGATCAAGCAATGGCGTATAAAAACAATATGCAGGCTGTAATTGCTTATTATATGAAAGAAGCTATTCGCAGTGACCGTACAACTGTGTATAATGCAATCAAAGAAGCTGGGCATCCCGAACTAGCTGAACTCATAAGGAGATTATAAAATGGCATTTAATGGGAACTTTATGTGCACTTCGTTCAAGAAAGAACTTTTACAAGGCGCACACAACTTTTTAAATTCTGGTGGTAACGCATTTAAACTTGCTTTATTTACCAATACTCAAGCAGGAAACGACAACCTTGGTGGCTCGTCTACAGACATGGACGAGACAATCACTAACTACTCTTCTTCTGCTGCAAATGAAGTTCCAGATAGCGGGACTTATACCCAAGGAGGAGGCGCTTTAGGTCGTATAGATCCCTCGTCAGGAGGAACCACTGGGTTTACAGATTTTATAGATCACACTTTTTTTAGTTCAACAATTACTGCTCGAGGAGCTTTAATATATAACGATGATACCACATCTACACCTGGGGTCATTGCAGAAGATGCTTCTGTAGTTGTCTTGGATTTTGGAACAGATAAAGGTTCTACTTCTGGAGATTTTCAAATTGTATTTCCAACATCGGATGCTACAAACGCTTTAATCAGGATTGCATAATGGCAAAAGTCTTTGATCGTGTAAAAGAAACAAGCACGTCTAATGGATCTGGAGACTTTACTCTGGCGGGTTCACCTACTGGATATCAGACCTTTGACAGTGTTTTTTCAATAGGCGATCAAACTTTTTATTGCATAATTGCGGCTACTGGTGAGTTTGAGGTTGGACAAGGAACATACTCTGCTGCCAATACACTGGAAAGAACAACTGTACTTTCTAGTACTAGTTCGGGAAGTCTAGTTAATTTTATAGCAGGAAGTAAAGATGTTTTTGTTACTATGCCCGCAAAAAAAGCAGCAACAAATGATGACGCAATTGCTTATGCAGTAGCTCTGGGCTAGGAGACAAAGATGGCTAAGAAGTTAATATTTAATTATGAGTTTGATGCTTCAACAGGCACAATTACAGTTAATGATATTTACGCTGAAAAACGTTGGCAGTTAATTACTAACATTACTAGAAATCTTATTGTCTATCAGTTTAACGACAGTTCTTTTGGTATTTCAAATATTTCTTTTGATTATCCAAATACAAAAACAACAATTACCTTGGCATTTGATACAGCATCAATGTCTGATACAGATGAGCTTCAAATATTTGTTGATGATGGAACTACTGATATAACTGTAAACGACAGATTTGTCGATCCAGTATCTAAAATTCGAGTTTCTAACCCAGAAAATTTAATTGATACTGACTTTGAATACGGTTTACAGTCCACTAAATGGGAAACATTAGAACTTACTGCAAACATTCCAACGTTTTTTTCTCGAAGCGGCGATTTCAATTTAGAAATCTCAAGCATGGACGTTACAGCGAATAGTGATGTTGTAACGCTTACAACGGTTGAAACGCACGGTTTACAGCGTGGTTCTCCAATTATTGTTCAAGGATCTGGAGATGTTTCAGCAGATGGTGGTTTTGTTGTTGGCGGTGTAATTGATAGCAATACCTTTATATATAAAGGTAAAAATACGTTTACCTTTACTAGAAGTATTAAAGATACGTTTACTCAGTTATTTCCAGGGTCAATTTATTCTGGTTCAGAATTTAAACTTACAAACGTTGGAGGTATTACTACAGATTCAGCCACCCCTAATAGTGCTTTGACCGTATCAACTGTGTACCCTACAGATTTTGAAGCGGGAACATCTATGGCACTGGCAAATACATTTGCTCGTTCAACACTTCTCTTTAGCACGGACAATGCAAACGTTAATTCAGTTAGCAGTAGTACTCAAAGCTATACTTCTGCCACAGCAACAGGGGAAACAGATGACTTCCTAATAGGTGGCGTTAGTCCTTTTGGTTGGGTTCCCGAAGACGCTGTATTCTTTGAGGAAGGCTCAACAACTATTAGTTTTGGTTATCGAATTGCCTTCTCAGAACCTCATGGCTTTACTAATTATGACCCCGTTGTTTATGTTGCAGATACACAAAGCAATCCATCTATTATAACTGGAACGTCTGGTTTATATAACTTTGTCCCGTTTAAAGTTTACTATGTGTACTATGTAAACGCTACAACAATAGAATTAAGGTACTTAAGAAATAATTCTACAAGTTATAGAGTCACAAATCTTGTAAATGGTCAAAGTGGCGGCGTAACAAAGTCTGCGTTCATGTTGGCGCGTCAAGCCTATAGTTACTACGGAAATTACAGAGCGTTTAGATTCTACGATAATTGGTCATCGTTATTCGGAAATACACGTCAAAGATGTTTTTCATTTTTAGGAAATGAATATTTAAGTAGTGGTAGTCGAACAACTGAAGTTTCAAGTATGTACCTTGGTAACTATAGTGGGGGCACTTATGACTATGGATTACAGTACTATACTAGTTCAACTTACGTTCGCGCTTATTATGATTTAACAACGTCAAGCTATATCAACACGAGTACTTATTATTACGATGAACATTTCTTTGGTCGTATCAAGCCAGAAAACCGCAGAAGTAGTTTATGGATGCCAAATCATGGGTTAGAAACAGGCGATTTTATTATTCTTAGGGCTACACAAGGCACTTTGCCTACTGGTCTAACTTCAGGCGACACGTATTCAGTCGTAAAAGTAGACGACAATCGCGTATCATTTAATTTCTCTAGCGGTTCTGCTGTGATTTTTCAAGGTGCAGGAACAAGCGATCTTATTTATGAGATGGAATCTGTTAGCGTAGATGCAAATAGAGATACTATTAATATTCCTGCAAACACTCTAAGTGATAGTGACCCTATTGTTTATTCAGATGGCGGTGGGACACCAATTACAGCGGTAGCACCGTCTGGTAATTCTTTGACAAGCGGTAGCACTTACTACGTTGCTAACAAAACGGGCGACAGGTTTATGATCTCAGAGACCAAGAATCCCGCATCAGATGCCTTCACTATTTTTCAAAGAAACTCTAATTATGTTCAATATTGGCAGGATGCTATCCGTTTTTATAGTCAAAGCCCTACGTTTGTGACAGGTGACGCGGTACGATATACGGCTCCAAATAACTTGCCTCCTCTTGTTTCTGGACAGGTTTATTTTGTTCGTATGTTCAGCACAAACTACGCATATTTGTATTACACAAGAGCGGACGCCATAGCTGATACAAATAAAATTGTTTTACTTTTTTACGCTCCAAGTAATACCGTGGCGACATTTACTAAGTATAATATATTTGACATCACCGCTGTACCCAATCCTGCTGAAACGCATTCTTTTCAAGCTGATTTTGTTGGTGCAGCGGACGGCAACTATGAAATTGCAACAAATGCCGCAGATCAATTATCATTTACTTTTAATGCAGGTTCTCAGATTCAACCAAGAATAAAAACAGTTGACTCTCAAAATTCTTTTGTTGCTCAGTTTAATGCGTTTTATATTTTAAACCACGGTTTTATAACAGGAGATTCTGTTGAGTATACAGAATCAGGCACAACTAACTTATCTGGTCTAACAAGTGGTACAACGTATTATATTATTGCCTTAAACAAAGATTTTTTAAGTTTGGCAACAACTGAAGCAAATGCACTGTTAGGAACAGCAATAGCACTTTCGGAAATTGGAAGCAGCGCCACTCCCTTAACGGGGACGTTTAGTTTTCAACCAACAACTATTATAGGTACATTTAGCGGTGCGGGAACAGTAGCTTATGATGCGTCTTCTACAACTTTAACTGGCGAAGGAACTTCATTTACTTCTTTTATTAATAAAGGTGATGAAATTGTTCTTAATGTGCCAGAAACAACTGCAACTACTGCAATAACATCTTATTCTGTAGCAGATTATTTTGTAGCAAATGGTCATGGTTTAGCTACAGGTGATCTTATTCGCTTTACCGCAGTCACATCTCTTCCACCAGGACTTGATGAAAATGAACTTTACTATGCTAGATTAAGAGATGTTAATACTTTTTACGTTCACTACACTCAGACAGATGCAGCCGCAGGCACAAATGTAATTCAGATTACAGGTTCGGGTACAAGTGCTAGTGTGAACCACATGTCTGATACAGGTGGTCTTACTGAGCGTATTATTAATTATGTAAACAGTGATGGTCAAATTACCGTTGAAACTGCTCTTCCTGCAACAGCACAAACTGAAGTGAATTACCTTCAAAGAACATCTCTTTTACTTCGTCCAGATGGATTTGCATTACACCGTCCTTATGATGGTGGTGTGGAGCTTATTCCACCTACAAATCCTGATTCCGCAATGATTCGTCAGACACGAAAGTATTTTCGTTATCAATCTGGTAAAGGGATTCAAGTTAGCTACGCTGTTAATTTTAGTCCAACAAGTCAGATTGATACGTTTAGTCGGTCTGGTTCAACAGGTACAATCAAAACTCGATTTGCTCATAGACTTTCCGCAGGTCTAGCAATCACTATATCGGGGTCAACAAATAGTTCAGATACGTTAGGCACAGAAGTTTTAACGATTCGTGTTCTTGATGATGGCACAGGATATCAAAACGTTTATAGTATTAATAACGAAATTGTAACTTCTCTTACTCTGTATGAAGGAAGAACTTATCGCTTTGATCAGTCTGATAGCTCTAATTCTGGGCATCCGATCCGTCTTTCAACTACAGAGGATGGAACGCACGGCGGCGGTACAGAATATACAACTGGTGTGACGACGGGTGGGACACCTGGAACAGATGGATACACAGAAATAACGGTAGCTGCATCTGCCCCTGATTTGTACACTTACTGTCAAGTCCATGTAGGTATGGGCTTTGCAGCGCCAACCCCAACAGACCCAGATAGTAACACTGCAAATCTATGGAATGGAGTGTTTAACATTGACACTATTGTTGATGAAGTAACATTTACGGTCACATTGCGAGGCACTCCATCAGACGCACAAGCATCGGGTGTTGTAGAGTATTATGTAAATTCATGGTCAAACAGTGCGCTTCGTTGCGGTTTGTTTGATGACCAGAACGGTCTTTTCTTTGAGTACGATGGTCAGGAATTATACTGTTGCCGTAGAAGTTCTGTTCGTCAGATTAGTGGATATGCCACAGTTCAATTTAGGTCTGGACAGGTCTCAGGCGCAGACACAAAATTTACAACTCAGCTTCGCAAAGGTGACAAGATTGTAATTAAAGGTCAGTCACACGTTATAACAAGAATAGAAAGTGACACGGTCTTGTATATAGCTCCTAGCTATCGTGGTGTAGATGCAACTAAGGTTGTGATTACAAAAACAGAAGACACCAGAGTTCCTCAACGAGAATGGAATGAAGATGTCTGTGACGGTACTGGTTATACAGGGTTTAAATTAGATCTGAATAAGATTCAAATGGCTTACATGGATTACTCTTGGTATGGTGCAGGTAAAGTGCGCTTTGGATTTAAAGACCAACACGGTAACGTTAGATACGTTCATAGCTTTATTCATGGTAACTTCTTTACCGAAGCATATATGCGATCAGGTAACGTCCCTGCTCGTTATACTATTGAGAATATAGGAACACCAACATATGTCCCTGCGTTGGCTCACTGGGGTACATCGGTAATTATGGATGGTAGATTTGATTCAGATAAGGCTTATATTTTTAACGCTTCATCTAATAATCTAGCATTAACGGGTGCAGCTTCTGATACTGTGAGTGCAAAAGTAGATTACACGAGCACATATTACTATAGAATTAATAGTAAAAACTATGCTCCAATTGGATATGCTCTTTCATTAGATGCCCCAGATGCTGTTCTTGCTTCGTTTGCGGCGGGAACCTCAATTTCAGGGGCGGATATACCAGTAGGAACAAAACTTGCAAATCCAACAAGTACATCAGTTTCACCCTATCAGCCTTACTTGCCTTCTATTTACAGTGCGGAAACACATCCACTTTATAATTATTTTACAGATATCAGAACTAGAGATTTGTTAGTCATAGATAGTGTCCCTACAGGTGTTTCTGGAACATCTTCTACATATACTATTGGTGCAGGTGGAGAAGCTCTTAACGTTACCAAAGAACTGCCTTTAATTAGTGTTCGACTAGCACCATCGGTTGACACAAGTGCTCCTGGGTTCTTGGGAGAACGTGAGATTATTAATCGTATGCAGCTAATCCTAAATCAAGTGTCTGTTCTTTCTACCCATGCGTGTACAGTTCGACTTATTTTAAACGGTCAGCTTTCATCAAATGCATGGTTGCGTGTTACAAATCCAAGTTTAAGTCAGCTTATTCTTCACGAAAACTCCGACACGATTACAGGTGGTTTAAGTGTGTATAACTTTGAGGCTTCTGGTGGTACGGGAACTTCGGCTCGAACACCTGAACTTACTACAGAAAACTTGGGAGAAATTGCCACTCTTGGTAACTCAATTCTAGGAGGAGATAATGTGTTTCCAGACGGGCCAGACGTATTGACTGTAGTTGTGGTACTGAACGAAGATCCTTCAACGGTTAGTGCATCAAACCCATTTACAACATCGGGGCGAATTAGTTGGTCTGAATCACAGGCGTAAGACATGTTAGGTAACGAAGCATTTGCAGCATCTGCGTTTTCTCAAAGCGCAGCACAACAAGACGCACAAGTCTTTGTTACTACAATTGATGCTGAAGGGTGGGGTCGTGGTATCTGGAGTTCAGGTGCTTGGGGCGTTCAATTACTCACCAACATAGAAGCAACCACAGCGGTAGGAAACGCTGAAGCAAAACCAACGACTAAAGCCAATGTAAACGGAGTAGAAGCTACAGGAGAAGTTACAGGGGTTGATGTATTCCCTGGAACTGGTGTTGACATTTTTGTTACTGGAGTAGAGGGAACGGGAATTGTTTCCTTTAGAGGGGTAAAGGTCTGGGGCAGAATTATTCCGGATGCGAACAACACATGGATAAATGTTGCAGGAACAGAAAACACATGGATTGATATTGCGCCAAACACTACAAACGAGTATACTGAAATAAGACCATAACGGAGATTGTTACTTCATGCCTAGTACATATACACTAAATAGCGGTATAGAACTCATAGGAACTGGCGAACAGTCAGGCACATGGGGTGATACCACAAATATAAATTTACAAATTGTTGATAGATTAACAAGTGGTGTAGGGGAGATTACTCTTCCGACAACGCCACCTGGCGCGGGATATGATATTACTACTTCAGATGGTGCTTTGTCTGATGGTCAATATAGAGCTTTGGTTTTTGGCGGAACGCCAAGTAGCGGAACTCAAGTCAACATCACGCCAAACGATCAAGAAAAAATTTATTTTATAAAAAATAACTCTGGTCAAGCTATAACTATATTCCAAGGTTCTGGAACTACAGTTAGCGTATTGAATGCAAAGTCCGCTATTGTATATGTTGATGGTGGGGGAGCTACAGCAAACGTTGTAGATCTAACAAGTACCTTTAGTTTTCAAAATGAGGATCAGAATCTAACAGATATCTCTGGTCTTAGCCCCACAGAAGGACATGCGATTCTCGGTAGTGGTAGTAATTATGTAAGCACTGCTACATCAACAAGTGCTATGATTATGCCTTCTGGTAGTGCAGGTGCTCGACCATCTCCTGTAAACGGTATGATTCGATACAACACTGATGACAGCCAGTTTGAAGGATATGCGGGAGGCGCTTGGGGAGCTATTGCAGGTCAAGGAGAGGCAGGTGGTGCAATTATTGTAAATAACACCACTGCTGATGAAGACTATACCTTCGCTGCGGGAACCAATGGGTTTTCGGTTGGCCCTGTTACAGTAGCAAATGGTGTAACAATTACGGTATCCAGTGGTCAACGATGGGTTGTCATATAAGGAGATAACTATGAGTAGTATTTCGGCAGGAACAACGATAGGAACAGCACTGGTTAGTGAGGGTACTACAGACGGAACATTAGTTCTTAAAACAAACGGCACAACAACAGCGGTCACTATCGGCACGGATCAATCTGCTACATTTGCTGGAGCAGCTACGGTCACGGGAACGGCTACGGTAAACGGTGGCTTAAATGAAAATCAAGTGGACGTAACAGATGCAAGTCCTGTGATAAACTGCTCTACAGGAAATGTATTTGCTATTACAACTAGTGCGAGTCCGCTAAATTTTACTATATCGAATGTCCCATCTTCTGGTACGGCTTATGGGTTTATTTTAAAACTTACTGCAAGCGGCACAGTAACCGTGAACTACACGGGACTAGGAACAATATATTGGGCAGGTGGAACTATCCCCGATCCTCCTGCTTCTGGCGAGACAGACGTGCTTGGGTTCTTAACTTATGACGGCGGTACGAGTTGGTACGCATTTCTAGCGGGGGATGCAATGGCATGAGCTTAACTAACTTCATATCGTTGTTAGGCTCTTCTGGGGCAAATGTTTTAAAACCTAAAACCCATATGTTGTTTTCTAAAACTTCAGGGTCAGCTATCTCAACAGGAAATACAATCGGGTTTTTTAAGATTCAAGATAACGGCACACTTATGTATGTAGGAAACGATGATCCTATTGACCCTACGTATGAAAACTTTCAAAATGTTGCTTACGGATACAGCCCGACAAAAAACCAAGCGGTTCTTTGGAACAAAAGTGGTCAGTTTTATAGTGGTGTATTTACTTACAGGCGGCACGTAATCGCGTATGACATGTCTGATCCAGACAATCCTGTTAGAACTGTAAGTTCTACTGGAAATAACTCTACTGGTGATGCCAAAGTTGTTCCTCCTATAAGCACAGAGCAAGTAAATGCTACTGGAGTTGGGACAAATGCATTCTTCTTCTCTAATACTCAATGGCGAGGAAATAGTACTTATGAACCTGTTCAATATGTTGGCAATGGCAGTGCCAGTCAGTATGGGTCAATTACATATAATGGGAGTTCAATATCTGGAAACGGTCTAGCATCTAACTCTCCTTTATTATACGATGAAGATGAAAGTTTGTTTTTTGCTCAAATTAATAATTCAAGCGGTGCGCCTAGCTATGCCACCTATGTCGCGGATTCAGTAACAAGAAATTCTCAGTTTAGATTTGCTGCCAATAATAGTGGTGACACTTCTCCTGTGGGAATAGACGTAAAAAGAAAATTACTTTTTGTGCAATCGAACACAACAAATGCAGGGGTCTACAGATCATATCAAAAAACTATATATTGTCTAGATTACAGCAACTACCCAACGGTTACTCTAAGAAGCCATGTTGATATTAGCAGCTCTTTTTTTGGCGGAGATACCCCCAGGGTTTTAGTACATGACGATAAGTTTAAATATCTGTTGAATATATATAAAGATAATGAAGGTAGCCCCTCAAACCCGAACACAGGATATTATGTGGTTGATACCTCTGACCCAGACAACATCGCCCAACACACGGTTGGCAGGCTTAGTAATGGTGAAATAGACGCCCGTAACTTTGATTATGATCCTGCTCAAAATGTAGGATATTTTTTTGGAGACAATCTCTCTGGTAGTAGCTTTGTTCATAAATTTGTATTTAGTTCTACGGGTGTAGGATTTACTTTAGATGTAGCAACTGATCCCGCAAGTGCAAAAAGTCCAGGTAACTACTTAAGTAGTACAACACTAAACAATGCAGCTCTACTATACGGTTAAAGGAAACGATCATGACAGTAACAATTAACGGCACAACAGGAATTTCGTCTACTGGAGATATAGTAACTACAGGTTCTGCAAACATCGATGTAGGTGGAGACGGCACTATCGGCGCTGACTTTCTTGCTACGTCCTATCAAGAAAAACAAGTTGCATTATCTGGCACAAGCCCCACGGTAGATTGTGCATTAGGAAATATATTCACACTAACCACAAGTGGTGTTACTGCGTTTGGAGCGGTTAGTAACGTACCTACTACTGGCACAGCGTATTCGTTTACGTTGGTTATTACAGCAGGTGGAGCGCATACTGTTAATTATACTGGGCTTGGAACTAACGTGTATTTTTCTAACGGGCTTGCCCCGCCTTCTCCTTTAAGCGGCGATACAGATGTGCTTGTGTTTATGACATTCGATGGTGGTACAACATGGTATGGTTCTTTAGCGGTTAACGCGGCGGCACAAATATGAGTCTTACTTCTCGCCTGTTCCTTTTTGGTTCTGCTGCTTCATTTGGTGATCCTCCTCACTGGATTGCTCACACTGGAGTAGGAAATCCCCCTGGGACAAGTGATTCAGAACAAGGATTTGCGGTTTCAGTAGATTTATCTAATAAGATATACGCACTATTTGACGGAAGTGGTTCCGCTAATATCGGGGTTGCAAGATACGACCCTGACGGAACTTTAAATCCAACTAACAGTTCTATCTATAATACAGCTTCACCATATTCTTTTAACCCAAAAGATATTCACGTAGATGAAAACGCATATATCTATATTTGTGGACATGAGAGTTCTAATCATCGAGCTTTCATAGCAAAACTTACGCCTAATTTTGCAAATCCATATATAGAGTGGTCTCACAACTATGACCCTAGTGGAACCCCTGTAACTGCAATATATGAAGCAGTTAAGACAGACAGTTCTGGAAATGTTTACGTTTGCGGAAGCCGAACTAATTATACGGGAGCAAGCACAAATCAACCTGCGGGGGTAATACAAAAATTTAATTCTGTTGGTTCTCAAGCATGGCAAAAATTTATTTATGACCCTGATACTTCACACACAGATAATATTCCAACTAATCTTGCAGATTTAGCTATTACAAGTGATGGAAGTATTATTGCAGTTGGTCAAAACGGTGACAACAGTTTAACTCCCTCAGATAGTGGGTCTTTTCTTGTTACTAAGTGGGCTTCAGACGGCACATTGCAATGGCAACAGATTGTTGGAGATAGAGCTACTACAGGAAAGAGTCAGTCTTTACATCATGTTGAGTTAGACGGTGATGATAACATTTACTGCGTTGGCGCAAATTCTGATGTAAGCAATGCTGTTGACGTGTTCGTTATGAAGATGAACTCTAGCGGAACTGTACAGTGGCAACAGACTGTTGGACAAGGAACAACGCATACTGAATCAAAAATGTCAGTGGCAATTTCTCCTTCGGGAAGTAGTCTTTATATTAGTTACTATGAACTTGATAATCCTAGCAACGATTTTCATGGTGTTGTTCTAAAATGTTCTACTTCAGATGGATCAATTGACTGGTCAAATAGACTTCGACCATCTAACAGTGATTCACGTAGGATTGAATTTAGAGATACTGCGCTTGATAGCTCTGAAAATGTATTACTCGTAGGGAGGGTGCTATGGGATGCAAGTGAACCTTCAGACATATTAACATGTAAACTTCCTCCTGATGGGTCAGGCACTGGAACTTATGGTTTTTTTACCTATGAATCCTATTCATTAACTCGTACAATTACTACTTTTCCTACAACCGCTACAACACTATCCGTTACAAATGGTGCAATGGCGGCTCAAGCAGGTGTCAGTGTTGCACAATCAGTTACTTATCCTAACACGGTTTATAATATACCGTAATTCAAAGTCATAAAGGAGAATCAACTAATGGCTGAATATAGAAACAGAGAAACAGGCGAAGTAAAAACTCAAGGAGAGATTCGCAGAGACAATCCGAATATGTCTATACCTCGTGTATGGGTAGCTGAGGTTTGTGATGCATTAAACGTAGATCCAGTGCTTGCAGGTGCTAAACCCACCCCAGGTCAGTATCAAAACGTTGTGCGAGATGGTGTAGAGCAAGATAGTTCAGGTAACTGGGTTGAAAAATGGGTTGTTGCAGATATGTTTGCAGATGGAGATGATGGCACGAAAGCAGAAAAAGAAGCTGATTACCAAAATAATCTTGATTTAGTTACAGCGGAAGCAAACAGACGTGTTCGTAATGAAAGGCTTACAGAAACAGACTTTTGGGGTATGTCAGATGTAACTATGAGTTCAGAAATGACTACCTATCGCCAAGCACTTCGTGATATAACTACACATAAAAATTGGCCTAAAATAGAAGACGCTGATTGGCCTGCAAAGCCATAATAGTTCAATTGAACTAAAAGGAGTAACGACATGACTACAACAATAAATGCAGACACCTCAGTAGGTGGGGCAATAGTAACTGGTGACACATCTGGTCAACTTGGTTTGCAAGCTGATGGGACAACCCTGCTAACAGTTGCAGGAGATGCCGTTACTTTTGAGAAGAGCGTTGTAGAGACGGTGTATAACCTAACAGGGACAGCACTTGACCCTGCCAATGGTACAATACAAACAAAAACATTATCAGCCCCTGTAACGTTAACTGACAGCTTGTCTAGCGGTGAGAGTATTGTTCTTATGATTAATGGTGGTGTAACTTACAATGTTTTATTCCCAACAATGACTTGGGTTACAAGTTCTGGTAACGCTACGCCGATATTAACGGCTAATGATACTGTCGTGTTTTGGAAGATTAGTACAACCTTGTATGGAGCCTATGTAGGGAGCTACACTTAATGGCTAAATTAGCTAAATTTCTTTCATCTGCAAATGGCTCACCAAACGTTCGTACTGATGTAGATGATGTGTTCAGTAATTATGTATATCCTGGTACTGGCAGTGGTTTGCATGTCCAAAATGGGGTTAACCTTCAAGATGACGGGGGGATGATTTGGTGGAAAAGTAGAACCTCTGCTGCCAATCACGCAATGATGGACACTGAAAGAGGTAATGATAAAACACTATTTCCAAATTTAGATTTAGACCAAGAAACTCCTGCGGTTATTTCTTTTAAAACGGATGGGTTTCAATTTGTAAGTGGGAATTATGCAAATACAAACGCACTTGGCACAGATTACTGCTCTTGGACATTTAGAAAGTGTCCAAAATTTTTTGATTGTTTTGAGTATACTGGAAATTCATCTGGATCTCAGACCATCTCTCATAATTTAGGTGTTGCCCCTGCTTTTGTTATAATTAAACGTACAGATAGTGATGGGGATTGGGGTGTTTATTCTGCTTTTGGAGGTTCAACTTTTGGAGACTGTTCATTAAAACTAAATGAGCCTGAATCAGAGCTAGCCTCAATTGCTTTTACATCAACACCTACTTCTATTACTGTTTTCTCATCTAGTTTTAAAATTGACGCAAATATAGAAAACGCAACATATGTCGCTTACTTATTTGCAAACAATAATGGTGATGGCGAATTTGGGCCATCTGGAGATCAAGATATTATTAAAGTCGGAGATTACAGTGGGCTTGCTACAGTTAATCTTGGCTTTGAACCTCAGTGGTTGCTTGTAAAAAAGGCAAGCGGAACGGGTAATTGGCATATTTATGATACAATGCGTGGCTTAACGGCAGATGCTTACGGCACAATTGATAAAGCTCTTTATCCAAACTTACCTAACGATGAAGAAGATTATGACTATTTTAAAATTCAATCAAATGGCTTTAAAGCGATTTCAGCTACTGTTGGTAGCGGAAAATATGTTTATATAGCAATACGCAAAGGCCCACTTGCAACGCCTACAAGTTCGAGTAAGGTGTTTGCCGTAAACACTTGGGCGGGTTCAAATGTTGTTCCTAACTTTGTTTCTGGTTTTCCTGTAGACATGTCAATTCAAAGAACCAGAGCAGTTGCTGTAGATACTGTAAGTAGTTCAAGACTTACACAGGGAGCATTCGTCCAAACTAACACAACAGCAAAAGAATCCGATAATTCTAACTATAGTTATGATTATCAAGATGGTTATTATGGGGCTAATACCAATGGAAACATGATTTCCTGGATGTGGAGACGTGCGCCTGGTTATTTTGATATAGTTCCTTATACTGCGGGATCACAAGCAGTACTGACTTTAGATCATAACCTTGGTGTAATTCCTGAAATGATGTGGGCAAAACGCAGAAGAAATAATGTCGGAGGTGGCACGTCTAATTGGATGGTTTATCATAAAGATTTTGATTACACTTATAGCTATGCGTACCTTAATAGTGACGCAGCAATGGACAACACACAAACAAACACTTGGCCTTCTGCACCTACAGCAACACAGCTTACTATTGGCAGTTGGACAGGTGATTTTATTGGCCCTGGTGACATAGGGTCAATTTTTCTCTTTTCTTCACTTCCAGGCGTATCCAAGATAGGAAGCTATACTGGAAATGGCACAAGCCAAACAATCGATTGTGGATTTTCAAATGGGGCAAAGTTCGTTTTAATTAAACAGTATGACAATACAACAGCCGCGAGGTGGAGTGTTTTTGATAGTTATAGAGGGATCGCTGCGGGTAATAATGATCCTCAGTTGTTTTTAGATCATACAGATGCAGAGGACACAGGACATGATCTTATAGATACTACTTCTAGTGGGTTTATAGTGAATGAGGACAATACAGCTTTTGCTTACCAAGAAGTAAACCAACTAAACGGTAATTACATTTTCTACGCAATAGCTGCTCCATAGAGGTAAACGATGCCCTTACAAAAGCTACAATTTAGACCAGGAATAAACAGAGAGTCTACTTCGTATACAAACGAAGGTGGTTGGTTTGATTGTGATAAAGTAAGGTTTAGGCAGGGGTTTCCTGAAAAGATAGGTGGTTGGACAAAGCTAGGGTCAAAATCTTTCCTTGGTTCTTGTCGTGCAATGCATACGTGGTCTACTACAAACCTAGATCTTTTTTTGGGTTTGGGGACAAGCGATAAGTATTACATAGAAGAGGGTGAAGCGTTTTATGACATCACCCCAATTCGACAGTTTACTGACACATTGAAAGACATATCTATAACCGTATCTGGGATACAGTCATCTGGTAAAGTTGGGGACACTACAGTCGAAACTAATCTAGAACAGGTAAGTGGTTTAGGTGCTACTGCAACTGTTGGTCAAGTAGCTGTTTTAACTGACGGTGGTGTTATCGTAAGTGTAACAGGAACATCTGCAAATACCGCTGTCGGCAATGTATCTGTTGTTATTAGTGTTGGTGACGTATCGATTAATCTAACAGGGTTAGAGGCTACAGCATCTGTTAATCCAGTACAGGTATCATCGATTGACTCACAATCTCAGATAGACTTTGCGGCAGTTGACGGGTCATCTACGATTACAGCCTCTCAAACAAAGCATGGCGCTACGGTAGGGGATTACGTTACATTTAATGATTGCGATTCTTTGGGTGGGAATATAACAGCAGCTATTTTAAACCAAGAGTATAAGATAGTTAGTGTACCCGATGAAAACACGTTTACGTTTATTGCGCGTGAGGTAAATTCTGTAGCCAATATAACTATAGATGGTCAATATACACCCGTTGCGGTGACTGCCAATGCTTCAGACACAGGTGACGGTGGAAGAACTGTAACAGCGTCTTATCAAATTAATGTTGGGATTGACACATCTATACTTGGTAACGGTTGGGGTGCAGGTGCTTGGGGTCGTGGAGCTTGGGGCAGTGGAGCGAATGTAAACGTCTTGACTGATACGTTACGTCTTTGGGAGCATGATAACTTTGGTGAGGATCTTGTTATAAATGTTTATAATGGAGGCGTATACTATTGGGATGCTTCTTTAACAGATCCTTTAACAAGAAGAGCAGTGGCTTTAACGTCTTTATCAGGAGCAACAGATGTTCCTGTGATTGCAACCAAAACACTAGTATCAAATGTAGATAGACATGTGATCGCGTTTGGAGCCAACCCTTTAGGTGGCGCAACTCAAGACCCACTACTTATTCGTTTTTCAGATCAGGAAAACATCGCAGACTGGAGACCCACAACTACAAATACAGCAGGTGATTTGCAGATTGGTTCTGGTTCTAAGATTGTAACTGCTATTGAAACAAGACAGCAAATTCTGGTTTTTACAGATATATCCTTACATGCAATGCAGTATTTGGGGCCACCGTTTACCTTTGGTATTAACATGATATCAGAAAACATCACTGTTAACGGGCCTAAATCTGCAATTGCTGTTGACGACAACGTGTTCTGGATGGGACTAGATGAGTTCTACATGTACACTGGTTCGGTACAAAAGCTGCCATGTTCTGTTAAAGATTATGTGTTTAGTGATTTTAACATAGAACAAAAAGAAAAAGTATTTGCTTCTTCTAACACATCGTTTTCTGAGGTGTGGTGGTTCTATCCGTCTGCAAATAGTTCTATAAACGATAAGTATGTAGTTTATAACTACGAGCAAAACCTTTGGTACTACGGCACATTATCACGAACCGCATGGATTGATCGGGGTGTAAGCAATAAACCTCTTGCGGCAAGTACAGATAATTACTTGTATACACATGAAATTGGATCAGATGATGGAAGCACGAATCCTGTCAGTCCTGTAATGGCGTATATTGAATCTAGTCAAGTTGATATTGGAGAGGGAGATAATTTTTCATTTGTTCGTAAGATTATACCAGACTTAACCTTCAGGTCATCTACGGCTATATCTCCTGTTGCAAATTTTACATTAAAAGCAAGAAATTCCCCAGGGGGCGACTATTTGCAAAGTGATTTAAAAAATATAGGAAGAACAGCGTCAGTTCCTGTAGAACAGTTTACATCAAATGCATATGTTAGACTGCGCGGTAGATCAATTGCTATTAAAGTTAGCAGTGAAGACACGGGAGTACAATGGCGATTAGGTTCTCCGCGTATTGAAATTAGACAAGATGGGAGGAGATAATGTCTAACCAAGTTACACTTCCATATTTTCCAAATGCCCCTGTTAATTACGATCAAAGATATATTAGTGAAGTAGTTCGCGCATTTTCATTATATTTACAGCAAATACAAAACCCAGGAACTGCTGTATTTAATACTTTGAATCTGCTAAACTTACCAGTACATGCCGACAACGCAGCCGCTGTCACTGGTGGATTGGCAATAAATGATGTTTATAAAACAGCTACTGGTGAGCTGAGAATAGTTGTTTAAAGGAGTTTATAATGTCACCTAGAGATACAGCAGAAGAAATACGATCAGGTGCTGGGATGGCGAGAAGCCCAAGACCTCGTCCAAGACCAGAAAGGTCTATAGTGGATAGAGCAATGGGTGGCATTAGAAGTGCTGGGCGGCAAATTAGAGATGATTTTAGACACGCAACTGGGCAGCAAAGATATACTGGCTCAGATTTAGATAACTACAATACACGTTCACAGCGATCATTTGAAGCTAATGAAAGATTTAGGAACAGAGATAGAAATAGAGGTGGTGGCTCTTCATCTCAACAGACCGATGATCAAGCTCCAGACATGACAGATCAGTACGCTGAAAACCTTCGACGTTACAATGAATATATGGAAAGCCAACAGCAGCCGACTACACCAGAAGTAACACCGGATATGCGCCGTGAGGCGTTAAACATCTTTGAATCTCAGCAGGGCGCAGGTCAAATGCCTTACTACATGGCGGCTGCTCGCAACGCTCAGAATCCTAATATGAGTCCTGCATTTCAACATGCAGCTCAGAACTACGATGTTCTTGGTGGTGCACAGCGTCTTGCCCCTCGTCCTATGGAGATGATGAGCGTAGCAGAACGACAGCAGATCAACAGGATGGCAGAAGGGATGGCTCAACTTATGCCTTCACCACAACAAGAGTATCAGCAAGGCATGGACATGGTTATGCGTGGTGGCGGTAAGGGTGGCCCTGCAACAGGTCAACAGCCTATGTCCCCCCAAGGTAGTATGCCCCCGCAAGGTCTTGCTGCGTTACTAGCGCAAAGATTCGGTGGATTTGGAGGTCAGTAATGCCTGCTACTGTATTAGATGATTGGAAAGTTCTGCCGCGCCTCATGATGTTGGCTGTTACAATTCTTACATATCAAGCAGTTCATTGGTTTATGAGTTTGCCTGACCCATCTGTTGCACAGAGTGGTCTTGTATCTGTGTGCATGGGTGCGCTAACTGGTTGTTTTGGCATTTGGATGGGTAAGGAATCTACGTCTACAAAGAAAAAAGTTATTGAAGAGGAGTTACTATGATTGCTCAACTGATAGGGCCGATAGCTAATTTAGCAGGAAGTTGGTTTGATGCAAAATCACAGGCGCAAGCTGCAAGTGCAAAGCTCAAGTTAACTGAGGCTGAAGCAAAAGCAAAGATACTTCTAAGCAAAGAAACTTCAGTAGCTGATTGGGAACGCATGATGGCGCAAGGTTCTCAATCAAGTTGGAAGGACGAATGGTTTGTAATAATTCTAAGTATTCCATTAATTTTATGTTGGATACCGGGAACAGAAGGTTGGGTTGATCGCGGTTTTGAACAACTCTCCAAAGCACCAGACTGGTATTTTTATAGTTTAGGTATCGCCATATCAGCGTCATTTGGTGTGCGTGGCGTACAGAAGTTCTTTAAGAGGTAGCGATATGTCTGACATGAAGATACCAGTTGCTTTAGTCTTTGCTATGGCTGTGCAGTTGGTAGCGTTAGTCTGGTATATTTCTGGTATGGTTCATGACATCGAACATCTTGAGGGAACAGTATCGGTGCAGCAAGATATTATTGAACTAATCAGCTCAGATGTAGACGATTTGTGGGAGTTTTGTACTTTTACTGAGAACAAATGGGCTGAGAGTTACACCTCTGATATGGTGTATGAGCGAGTTTGCGGATCAAAGGAGTTTGTAAATGAGTGACGCATTAAAAACATTACAGGAAAAGATAGGATCTGCACCTGATGGTGCGTTTGGCCCTAACACTGCAAAAAAGATTTGCAATCATTACGCATTAAATCCAGAGCGTGGAGCGCACTTCTTAGGGCAGCTTGTGCACGAGAGTGGTACATTTAGGTATGTAGAAGAAAATCTAAACTATTCTAAAGAAGCTATACTATCAGTGTTTGGCAAATACTTTAAGTCAGAAAGTGATGCCGAAAGCTGTGCGCGTAACCCACAGGCACTTGCTGATCGTGTATACGGTGACAGAATGCAAAATGGTGGGCAAGGATGGTTATTTCGGGGAAGAGGTTTCTTACAATGTACTGGAAAAATAAACTATTCTCAGTTTGCATCGGACATGGATTTACCTGAGATTATGGAAGATCCTGATCTTGTGGCTACGAAATACCCTATGGAATCAGCTATTTGGTTTTTTCACAGGAACAAGTTGTGGGACATATGTGACGAGGGTGTTAACGATGAGGTAATCAAAAAGATTACTAAAAGAGTAAACGGTGGTTATAATGGTTTAAAGCACCGCAAAGAAGAGACTAAGAAAATATATAGTTGGCTAGACGATTGAGATAATAAATGATAAAGTTCAATAGAACTTCTGGAGATTAGTATGGTTCTACCCCTGTTAATGAGTATAGGTCTACCTGCTTTAGCTGGTTCTGGCGCATTGGCTGGCATACCTTTCTTGGCGGGCATGTCTGCCCCTGTTTTATCTGGTATTGGCGCAGGTCTTGGATCTTTTTTACAAACTGGAGATATTGGAGACGGTATAAAAACAGGTCTTCTTGCGGGTTTAAGTGGTAAAGTTATGGGCAGTCTCACAGGTGGTGGGGGTCTTAAAAACAGTACAGCTATAGCAGGCGCACAACAAGCCGCGCAAGGCTCAATAGAAGGCAGCAAATTTTTAAGTGCGCTCCCTACAGGAACTGAAGGCAGCTTGTTTTCAGGTGGTATCCAAGGCGCAGCAGCAGGAGCTATGCTTCCGGGGGTAATGCCTGCCGCGTTTATGGGTCAGGCTATGACTGATGCTCAAATGATGGAGAAGCAAGCTAAGAAGCAAAGAGATGATGACGAAGACACAAAGCCACCAATGCCACGTCCTATGCAGGTAAGTTACAACCCTGATCCGTTTGCATCAGGTGGTGGTGAAGGTCTGTATTTTCAGTATCAACGTCCGCCACCACCTCCGGGGTATACACCACAATACCCATACATGTATTCAGATGGTGGTATAATGGCTCTAGCTAAAGGTGGTGAGGCCGAGGCTGATGCAATGATGGAAGAAGCAGGCATGAACGAGAAAGATGTTATTGTCGAAGCTATCGAAGCAGTTAAAGGGATGTCTGAGCAGCCAGAAATAGCGTTAGCTATGTTTGTTCAGAAGTACGGCGAGGACGCACTACGCGATCTTGTCACAAAGGTGCAGTCAGGAGAGTTAGATGACACAGTAGCTAGATTTGCTGCGGGTGAAAAAGGGATGGTTAAAGGCCCAGGAGATGGATCAGGTAAAGACGATATGGTCCCTGCTACACTTGATGGGCAACAAGATGTACTTCTAACTGAAGACGAGTTTGTACTAAGACAGCCAACAACTAAAGCAATTGAAAAAGCGTTTGGAGGCGGTTTTCTAGACAAAATCAACGAGGCTGAAGATGATGCACCAGCTATGTTAAGGAGAATGGTGGGGTAGTGAGAGTAAGCTTGGTGCCGCCAGAAGCGGTAGGCCAAATATGGAAGGAAGTTGAGAGAGTATTAAAGAAGAGCGTAGCGACAGTTAAAGACAAAGCCGAACTGATAGATGTATTAGATGGCATATATAACGACACTTACGTTCTTTGGGTTGTAATGGATAAAGATGATAGCATAATAGCTGCATTTACCACACGACTTTTAATATACCCTCAACGGAAAGCCTTGGCATTAGATTGGGTAGGCGGAGAACGTATGAAAGAATGGGAAGATCAACTGATCGACACTATGCGCCGCTACGGAAATGAGTTAGGGTGTAGTCACCTAGAGGGCTACGGACGGAAAGGATGGGGTAGAGTTTTGAAAAAATATGGGTTCTATCCTGAATATATAGCTTACCGAATGGAGTTGTAAAATGGGCGGCAAAGGCAGTCAGGTACAAGCAGACCAAACAGTACGTCAAACAAACCTACCTGAGTACGCTGATCCGTACTTTCGTCGGATGTTGCAGGGCGCAGAAGAAGCAACTATGCCGTTTACGGACGATCTGAGCAATCCAACTTACGATGCAGAAGGCAACATCACAGGCTTTGGTCAGAAGTCTACTTACATGCCGTATCAAGGTGAGCGCATTGCCCCATCTTCTATGTATGGTGACATTCAAGGCTCTCGCGCCATGACACGCGGTATAGCGCAGTCAGGAATCCCAGGAATGGGCGAGGCTATGGGCGCACAACGTGAGGGTATGGGTGCTCAACGTGAGGGTATGGATGTTACTCGTAGGGGTATTGGTTACACAGAAGAAGGAATTGGTAATCTTCGTGAAATAGGTCAGTACAATACTGGTAGGTTTGATCCATATTCAGATTTTCGTATGGCAAACTACAATCAGTTTGGCTTTCAGCAGCCAGAGCGTTTTGGTGGTATGGCGGCTGCTCAGTATATGTCTCCTTACATGGATGCAGTGGTTGGAGAACAGAAGCGCGGCGCTGTACAAGACTTTCAACGACAGCAAGCAGGCAGAGATGCTGCCGCAGTACAAGCAGGTGCATTTGGTGGATCGCGTCAAGCGGTAGGCGATTACCTTGCTGAAGAAGGCCTAATGGATACTCTTGGCGGTATAGAAGCAACTGGTAGACAGCAGGCTTTTCAACAAGCTGCACAACAGTTTGGTTCTGATAGAGAAGCACGTATGCAAGCAGAGCGACAACAAGCAGCAGAACTTGCTAGAGTACAGGCAGGTCGTGCAGGTGAGATGGGTCGTGTGCAAGGTGCAGAGGCATCTGAGCTTGGTCGTACACAAGGGGCATTAGAACAGTCTCGTCAGTTTGGTGCGGGTCAAGCTCTTGCAGCAGAGCAAGCAGCAATGCAGGGAGCAGGGCAACTTAATACATTTGCTCAAGGTCTTGGTGGTCTTGGTATGAATGTTGGTCAACTTGGCATGAATCTATCAGGTTTAGGTGAACGTCAACGTGCAGCCGATATACAAGGAGCACAGCTACTTGATTCTGTAGGACGTGATATAAGAGCAGAAGATCAAGGTAGACTTGACCTAGCCTATGAAGACTTTACACGTCAGCGTGACTATCCAATTCAACAATACGAGCGTATGGCAGGTATTTTACGCGGTGTACCCGTAACGCCTAATGTGGATCAAACAAGGTTTGCAAACTATAATCCAATGCAACAGGCACTTGGCGCAGGTATTTCGGCACTTGGATTATATAAAGGTCTATCAGCATGAACATTCTAAAACTTCAGGACAGTCTTAAAGATTTGCCAGACAGCGCGTTGATGAAAGAGATGCAGATGCCGTCAGGTAACGCACCTCAGTTTCTTGTCTTGAGTGAGCTAAAACGCCGTAAACGCATGCGGGATGACTTTCAACGTCAACAAAACGCCGACATGCCTACCGTAGCAGAAGAAGTTGTCACAGCCGCAGGTATGCCACAAGAAGGTATTATGGGCGCAGCACGAGCAATGGCACCGAATACAAACATGGCTCAGAATACGGGTATGGATACAGCCACGCCAATTCCTGCTACACGTGCACCTCAACCACAAATGATGGCAGAAGGTGGTATTGTTAGGATGGCTAATGGTGGCCTAAACCCCATGACACAATATCCCGCAATAAACCCACTTATCGGTAATGTTGATTTAAATCAAATTGCAGCCATGTTACAAAGCGGCGCTGATAAAGAGGCGCTTATTGCTAATTTTGGCGTAGACGCTGTTCGTCAAGCAGAGTCTATGCTTTTACCTTTTGAAAAAAAATCTATAGGACAACTGCCGCTTGGAGTGGGAGATAGTTTTAGTGAACGACGACTTAGAGAAATGGAAGATCAAGGTATCTTCGGTAACAAATCTTATCGTGATCCTTCACAAAGCACTTATCTAGGCGGCGAAGGTATCGGAAGCGTGTCTAAAAATATAGAATCATTCATACCAGAACTAGAAAACCCATACGAAGAATCAGAAGATATATACAGCACATTGGCTCTTGATACAGCGCAAGCGCCAGAATTAGAAGATCCATACGCAGAACCCGAAGATCCGTTAAGACCGAAAACAGGTCTTGGATCAAACCCCGCGTACACATACGAAACATTCTTAGAGGAAAATGGACTAAACGACGTGCCTGAAGCCCAAGAAATGTTTATTAATTACATAAACTATATGAATGAAAGAGGGCCAACATCAGATCCAAGAGTATATTCTCCCTTCTTAGATGATAGTCCAGAATTAAAATCACCAACCGATTCAGGTACACTTCCATCAGTATCTTCTATGGACGAAGAGCGTATAGCAAATACACTCTACCCTGAAGGCATAGGCACAGCTACACAAGAGTTTCTTCAAAAACGAAATGCAGGTTTTGGGGATGAATCGGGTGGGTTTAATCCTATACCTTACCTATCGTCTGTTTCTAACGATGCAGAGCAAAGAGCATTAGCGGAAGCTGAAACAGACAAACCTACCTTTATGGGAGATGTAGTACCGTATCTTGGTCGTGCGGCAGCAGCAGCAGGTAAAAGTTTTTATGATAGTACCCTAAAGCCAGAGCCGTTGTTAGAGGTAGGCGAAGTGCCAAATAAAAGAGAAGTTTTAGAAGGTCAAATTGCTGATATAAACCAACAAATTCTTGATGCGGAACAGGCAAATGATAAAATACTTGCAAATGCATTAGCAAAACGTAAAGATGTATTGATGCGCCGTATAGATACTATGGAGTTTTCAGAAGACGCAGGAGAAGTTCTTCGTAATATACCAAGCGCGTTACAAAATGTAGGTTCTTCTATATCCCAAACTTTTAATGAACAAGTATTAGCAGGAGTTGATCCACGGTTAGCAGCCGCAAATATAAAAGCCTCACAAGATGCTGTAGCGGCTAGAGAATCAGGAAATGAGGTTGCTATTGAGTCAGAAGCAGAACGAGAGGCACGTATAGCAGCTTTACGTGGTGGGGCTACTGAAGTTGTTCCAGGAATTAGCACTGATGTTTCTGGTTTTTTTCCTAACTTAGAAATGGAAAACCCAAATATTGGTGATCCTACCACTCCTGCACCAAAGGTAACCACAAATGATGACATCAATAACATTAAGCCAGTAACAGACCCTAACCCTGAAGGATTTGGCTCAACAGATTCTCGCATTGCTAAGATGTTGTCAGAACGTCAGAAGCAATCTGAATCAGATAAGTGGATGGCACTCGCACAAGCAGGGTTCCAGATAATGAGTTCTAAATCTCCTACGTTGTTAGGAGCAGTCGGCGAAGGTGGACAGGCAGGGCTAAAAGCCTTGAGTGCATCTAAGAAGGGTAAGCAAGCTTTTGACGCTGACATGCTCAAGCTACAGACACAACTAGACATTGCAAATATTAGATCACAACGTGCGGGTAAAAATATACCTGCCACTGCACTTTCAAGCGCATACACTGAACTGACAGATGCAGAAGAGAAGTACATGCAAGCAAAACCTGGCCCTGCTAAACTAGCAGCAAAGAAAGTTTTTGATGCAGCCGCAACACGTTATGATGAATTAAAACGAGTATTCGATGCTTCTTTTAATGTTAATCCTGCTAGTGCAGATAACGCAGGTGGATTTAAAGACATCAATGTAACATCGTAAGGCGTGTATAAATGGGTGTTTATCAGTATATCGACTCACAAACAGGGCAGGGATACAACTTCACTATTGCTGGAGACGCGCCTTCAAACACTGAATTTGCTAAGATAAGAGAAGTTCTTAGCCAGGATAGGGCTAGTTTTGCTACTGAGTATGAAGGAACTTTTGGAGAGTATGAAGAACCTGATGACGGCACAGCGATAGGTCGTGGTTTTGCTCGTGGTAAAAAACAAATCAAACAAGCATTTGGCGAGACACTCGGCACTATCGGTGAGAAATCTGGACTTGAGTTCCTTGCAGAATATGGACAAGGACTAGAGGGACGCGCTCAACAAGAGCTAGGCGAGTTAATGCTTGAGCAGCCAGAACGCATGCAGTCTACAGATGTAGAAGGTATTATGTCAGGGTTGACATACGCAGGAGAAATTGCTGGTGAACAAATACCACAGCTTGGTCTTGGTTTAGGTGCAGCCATAGCCGCCCCTATCGTAGCCCCTGCCGCCGCAACCGCAACCGCGCTTGGTTCTTTTGCCGTAGGTGCAGGTGCCGCAGCAGTTGCAACCGCGCCGATTTTGTTTGGTAACAACATCCAACGTCAAGAAGACGAGGTAGCCGCAGGTAAAAAAGCGTCAGTCGATGTTAGCGATGCTCTTGTAGCTACATTCGGTCAAGCTGCTCTTGAAGGTATTGCTGACAAGGTGTTGTTAGGTGGTGTATTCCGTTCTTTAGGAAAATCTATTTTTACCCGCGCAGCTACTCGTGCAGGTAGCGGTGCTACAACTGAAGGCTTGACCGAAGTTGGTCAACAGATGATGGAACGAGCACAGGCAGGGCTACCGATTGACAGCGAAGATGCCATTGCAGAGTACCGTGAAGCAGCTATTGCAGGCGGTCTTATCGGTGGTGGCACACGAGCTACCCTTGGTGCCGTGGGCGAGCGTGACCCAGAAATCACCGAAACCACCGAAACAGGGGGTACTGCTACCGGGGCGGTGGGGCAGGTTGGACAAGACACACAAACAACTCCTCCTGTAACACCTGAAGTAACGCCTGCTCAACAAAAAGAAGTTGAAAATACGGTAGACCCAACATCACCGAAAGGTAAAGCACAACAAACAGACGCAGAACGCACAGCGGCGACGGCGGCGACGGCAGTGGCAGCGGCTACAGAAAGCTCTGCTTTTGTTGCAGATCAAACAAACGCTGTAAAGACACAAGGTAGAAAAAACGAGAAGCTCAAAGAAAAAGCTGTAAATAAAACAAAGTCCTTGTTTCCTTCCATAGCTGAATCACAAGAAAGCGGCACCGCTGCAATCGAGAGCGAGCAGACTGGTCAGAAGATTGAAGTAGGTAAAAAAGGTGTAACACCAGAAGCAAAAGATCTTATAGAAAAATTAGATGCAACTGCATCAGTTCTTCCCGCGTTCAATAACAATACTAGAAGAATATTTGCTGAAAACGGTATTGAAATTACTAAAAATACTACGCCTGAAGCAGCCATAGCAGCGTTGCGGAAAAAAATGGCAGCGCCAGAAACAACTAAGGAAGCATTTACATCTGATTATGTAAAGAACGTGCTCGGCGTTACACGACCCGCAGCGCCACTTTTAAAAGCCGCAACAGAAGGTAATCTAAGTGGCAAATCTCTTGATGACCCTGCTGTGGTAAAACGGCTTGCTAACTATGTAGGTAATCGTGGAGCTGAATCAAATGCTGTGATAGCTTCGATGGAAGGACGAGGTTTTAAGTATGACGAAGCCAATAAGCAATTCATTAGACCTGAGTCAGGAGCAGTTGGAACAAGCGTTTCAGATAGTAAACCTAGCGTGGATGGAGAAGGAGGGGATGGAAGTAGAGTTGAGAGTCCCATCAAGCCTGTATCATCTGAGTCAGAATCAGTGGGAACAGATATGCCAACTACTGTGCCACCTGTTGTGGCAACAAGAGAACAGCCCGATACACTAAGACGTACAGCTTTACCACTAGGACAAGAAACAGCAGCCGACGCACAGTTAGGGCCAATACCTGAAGGCATTCCGCCTGTACCTAGGACAGAAGCATCAGTACAAGAAGCTGCACCTGAAGTAGATGTGCAAGCGCAGCAAGAACTAAATGTTGCAGCGCAGCAAGCTCTAAATGATCGTTTTGTTTTAGAACCTGCTAACAATAAGGAAGGTAAAGCTACTGCCGTTGCACGTCAGTACTACGAAGAGCAGCAATTAGAGAGTCAAGAATCTGACCCTACCAACGCAGATGATAAACAAGCTATTTTAAACCTGTTTTCTATTCAGAAAAATCAACTAACAGAAGAAGCTAAAGCCGCCAAAATATTTTTTGATAGGTTTCGCCGTCCTATAGATGCTCTAGAAGAAATAGGCGGTATGGAAGTCGTTGGTCCTACTCAATACGTTAGAAAGAACTACAATGCAGATGAGTTTGACTTCTACAGAGGGATGACAAAAAGCAAAGCTCTTGCCGCACGTAAGTGGGCGCAGCTTAACCTGTCAGAAGAAGCTAGTAGTCGTATAGCCCTTGCCGCACAGCGAACACGTAAAGATACCTCTAAGTTTAACCCCTCTGACAAAGAGATCGAAGCAGGTCGCGCAGCTAAGAAAGAAGCAAAGAACTTTCGTGATGCTCAGAATCTAGCATACAAACGGCAAGTGGATGAGATTGTAAAACAAAACAATCTTGTAGCAAGCATACCTGCTCAGATCGAAGCAATGCCAGAGCAGAGACAGATTATTCCTGATTTGGAAGTTGCGTTTAAAAACTACTTACGTGACCCACAAGGACTAAACTTTACACAAGCTGAAATAGATACGATGACCCCTGCACAGATACAAGAGTATCGTGATGGTTATAATTACTCTTATCAGCTAGGTCTGTACCTAGATGCAGATGCAGTGCATGGGCTAGATATTGCACTACTACCTAGTGTACGCAACGCACTTATGAACGGCAACTTACGTGGAGCGTTAGACGCCGTAGCTACAACCAGTCAAGTAGACAGTATTCGTGAGATTGCAGCTAAACTAGGGGCTGTTGTAGGCGATACGCAAGTGCGAGTGGTTGATAATCTATCACAGACAACAGGGCGCAACAGTGCAGGGATGTTTGAGCCTGAAACAAATACGATCTTTATCGATGCTACCAACGGGATGAACGTGCATACTATACTGCATGAGATGACCCACGCAGCTACCTCGGCATCGATAGCTAACCCCTCACTACCTGAGACTAAACAGCTACAAACAATATTTGACAACGTGCGAGAGCAATTCGGTGAGACATATGGTACGGCAAACCTAGATGAGTTTGTTGCCGAAGCGTTTAGCAATCCAGAGTTTCAAAGCGCACTAGCTCTTACAAAGGTAGATGGGGGTAGGCTGACAGGTTGGGAGAAGTTTACAGGTGCAATAAAACGTATCGTCCGTAGGATATTGGGTTTGTCTCCCTCCCCTACTGCTTTATCTGAGGTTAATCGCATCATAGACGGTATGCTTTCTCCATCTCCTGCCACACGTGCAGCAGCACCCATGCTGATGTTAGCAGGCTCAAAGACGGGAGCGAAGAACTTAGCCAGAGGCGCAGCAAGCGTTGTGCCAGAGGGTATTCGTACTTCAGTTGCAGATAGCGCAGATGTTATATTTAACGAAGGAGCGTCACGAACGCTGCGGAGTTGGTACTTAAACACCTTACCTGTAAACATCTTGACAGCTAAAGCTAAGAAGTTCATCCCGTTTGCTAGGGAACTCAACACCATAATAAACACAATGAGTGGGTCGTTAAGAAAAAAGACAGAGATGTTGGACTCTATTCTTTACAATCTCCACAAATGGCAACGTAAAAATAAAGATAAAGCCAAGATACTAAACAATCTTATACCACGTAGCACCTATTTACAGGTAGATCCGTCTCGCACTGATGCAGAGTACATGAAGAAAATACGTGACGACAAAGAGCGCTCTGCCGAATACGATCAACTAAGGGCAGAATATAACAAGTTAAAACCTGAAGGGCAGGCGTTTTACCGCCAGATGCGTAATTACTTTCAGGATACATACAAAGAGATAATGGAAGCGTTAGACATACGTTTAAAAGCTACAATCCCTAACCTAGAGCAACGCAAGTCGGCGATGGCTAAGATACAGGAGATGATGCAAAAGCAAAGCGGCACCATCACACCATACTTCCCTTTGATGCGTAAAGGGGCATACCGATTATCTTACACTGCTCCCGATCCGCAAAATTCAAATCCTAACCAAACAGGAGAGCGTTTTGTAGAATACTATCCTACAGAGCGTAAAGCGACACAAGCATTGCAGGCAGCGGAGAACGCAGGAGCTAGTGATCTGTCTATAACTTCGGCTTCAAAACGATTTGAGTATGAGAACAACCCTTCACCTGGATTTATAGGTGATCTTTTCGACACGTTAAATAAAGAAAATGTATCTCCTGAAGCAATGAGTGAAGTAATAGATCTTGTATTAGATGCCATGCCAGAACGTTCTTTTTTGCAAGGCTTCCGTAAACGTGGAAATGTACGCGGGTTTATCGGAGATACTACACCGACTGGTATAGGTGGCACGGAGTTTGACGCCTACACGATGATGAAAGAAAAAGGTCGTGACCTAAACAGACAGCTTGTGCAAATGAAAGCAAGCGCAGAGCTTGTTGGATTCAAGAAAAAATTAACGGATGGTAAGTACGATCAAGACCCGCGCACATCTATGATGGCGGGTAAACTCTCACAAATGGCTACGTTTGCACAAAGCCCAGACATAAATCGTGCTTCTCAAATAGTTAATAGTCTTGGATTTGGCTATACTATGGGACTTAACTTTTCTTCCGCAGCTATAACATTCTTCGATGTAGCCATGAGTGCCATGCCCGTGCTTGCAGGAAAACACGGTGTTCGCGCCACTTCTAAAGCGTTTAAAGACGCTTCTAAATTATTTATGGGTGCGCCTAAAACAAGAACCGTTATGGTAACTGGACCTGACGGACAACCTGTTCAGCAAGAAATAAACATGGGAGCGTTTGGTAAATCAGGCGCTAACTATGATTTAAATAATTTACCTTCTATCCTACAAAATAATCGTGGCGACATAATACTTACAATGGGTACAGATCAAGGACAATTTAATCAGTCCATGACGCAAGAGAATCTGGAGATGGGTAGAGGCGCACCGTTAGAAACTTTTAATAAGTTTTCTAGTTTTATGTTTCATCACTCAGAAAGATTTAATCGTGAGGTTACTTTAATAGCTTCATACCTACTAGAAGTACAAAAACTTAGACGAGAAAAAGGTGATCTTACTGAAGCTGACTACCGTAACGCGGCTCAAGAAGCCATAGATACTACAGAATTTACTCTCGGTGCAACTGCTTCCGCAGGTCGTCCAATCGTAGCGCAAAATGGTGTTGGTAACGTGCTGTTTCTCTTTAAAAGATTCGCAATAAGTAAATACTATATGATGGCAAAACTAGCCAAAGAGTCGGCAGGCACAACTAGCATAGATAGAATAATGACTGATATGAACGTTTCTCGTGAAGAAGCGCAAGCTATAGCTAATGACAGAAAAGTTGCACGTGCGGCAGGGCGTAACTTTCTTATCTCTACAGGCATATTTGCAGGGCTTGGTGGTATGCCGATGATGGGTGCAATAGGTGTACTCTACAACATGTTTGCAGATGATAATGAAGATGACTTCGAAGCAGCTACACGTAAGTTCGTAGGAGAAGGTATTTATGGTGGGCTTGCTAATGAAATGTTGGGCGTAGATCTAGCTAATCGGATCTCAATGAACAGCCTGCTGTATCGTGCACCGATCATAGATAAAGATCAGAGTAATCTGTGGACGTTGATAGAACAACTTGGAGGCCCAGTAATTGGTGTAGGGTTAAGTATTGAGCGTGGTATGGGTGATGTTTATGAGGGTGAGTGGTACAGAGGCGTAGAATCTATGGTCCCTGCGGCTGTTCGCAACGGTATGAAGTCTTTTAGGTTTGCAACTGAGGGGGCAACGACTAGACGTGGAGATGCAATTACCGAAGACATCAACCCGTACAATGTGGCAATGCAGCTTGCAGGGTTTGCACCACAATCCTACATACAACAACTTGAGATAAATAAAAACGAGAGACGTAAACAAACATCGTTAGATAGTAAACGCACAAAACTTTTACGCAGACGCAACATGGCGATGCGTGAGGGTGACTATGAAGAAGTGCAAAAAGTAGATGAGCTAATTGCTGAGTTTAATGCATCCGTGCCAAGAGCATTTATAAAAGATGAGTTAATAACCGCAGAAACAAAAAGCAGATCGTATAAATCGTTCTTACAAACTTCTAAAAACATGCGTGGTGGGTTGGTCTTTACCGACGGTATGTTAGAAAGCTTAGAAGAATACGACTTAGATTAAAAAAGACCCCCACAAGATGTAGGGGTCAGTATAACAACGGAGAACAACATCTGGAGGACGTTGTCAGGTATAGTATATCACACAGTTCTCCACACACGTAAACCCAGTTTATTATTTTCTATGCATATTTGCATGTCAAACTCCCATGCTTTCATTTTTGCAACACTTTTTAACTGTTTCATGCCTTTATCGGTGTTTATGCAGGGGAGAAAGAAAGACGAACCAATGTCCATACCTTCCCAATTTATTGTGACCCGAAGCCCGTCAGGGTTCAGGTCATCAAGTTTCATTACTTTCTGATCCATCGATGGCCTCGTCAAACCCCTCAAATTTCATTTGCAATACATCTTGTGCAGGCATGTTGAAGTCAGTGCCTTTTGTCAGACGCTTCTTAACACGCTTTGCATTCTTTTTCTCTTTGAGATCATCCACAAGAGAGGCGTAGTTTATTTGCTGATCTGTACACCAATCTTTAAAAGGTTTGATCCGAACAAAGAG